CGGCTTTGGCACCGCCAAGGCCGGGGACGATACCGAGTTCAGCGTCAAGACCCAGTGCAGCTATTACAAGCTCACCGTCAACGGTTTTACCGAGATTGAGATTGACCTGGTGCACATGATTGAAATCGTCGGCGGCGTTGACCGTCTGGCCAATATCCGCCGCGCTATCGGCGCATAGCCACCACAACAAGCGAACGCCCCAACCGCTGGTAACGGCTGAGGCGTTCTTCATCAACCCCCTTGAAAGAGGCAAGGAGACAGATGCGATGAAGCATCTTAGCAAGATTATTCGTGAGGCACGAATGACCATCAACACATTTTTATGCCCCGATGGCTTGTGGAAAAGGATTCTCGCCGTCTGGGCGCTGGGTCTTTTGGCGATGGGCATCATCGTGACGGTGCGCCTGCCGGAAATCCTGCTGGCCCTCGCCGATATATGGTTTCGATAACCCCTTTCCTTTGGAGTATTCCCATGAGCAAACAAACCTTAATTCCCGCCAACTCCCCCACCGTCACCCTGGACGAGCCCATCACCCGCGGCGAACAGACCATCACCGAAATTTCCCTGCGCAAGCCCAATGCGGGCGAGTTGCGCGGCGTCTCGCTGGTGGAACTGGCGCAACTGGATGTCACCGCCCTGCACAAGGTACTGCCGCGCATCACCACGCCGACCCTGACCGAGGCCGATATCAGCGCGTTGAGCCTGGCGGACCTGCTCGCCCTGGGAGCCGAAATCGCCGGTTTTTTCGCGCGCAAGGATGCGCCTGGCCCAACTGCGTAGAAGACGCCATGGCCGACATCGCCGTCATTTTCCACTGGCCCCCGTCCGAGATGGAACACTGGACGCTGGATGAACTCATGCACTGGCGCGAGCGTGCGCGCGTGCGTAGCGGGGGGGAATGATGCTAATGTGTGGACATGGGCGACTTCCTGCTGACCGCGATCATCATCACCGTGTTTGTGCTGGGGATGTTGTTTTTCATTGGCCTGTGCCTGTCCCTTCCCGGCATCATTCGCGGCATTTTGGGTACCGATTCGCACTCGGTGCAGCGGCATGTGCGCCAAGCGCTGGAAGGCGCGGAGATCAGGGTTGTGCAGGAGGAGCCCGACGGTTTCGACAGTTCCGATTACAAGGATTACCTGCGCTGGCGGCGCGCCAACCGTCAGCAGCTTTACCGGGAACTGGACGAAGAACTCAATGCCGCAGTGGAGCAGGCCAACCATCGCCCGCTTTCACGCCTCAAGCGCAGCGAAGCGCGGATCAGCAAACGCGGGAAGTAGCGGACTGCGGTACCGGAGGGCGTCATGGCTGACATGCGCCTGCAAATCGTCCTGGGTACGATCGACAAGGCCACCGCGCCCATGCGCAAGATTCTGGGTGGCAGTCAGGCCATGAGCGAGAGCCTGAAAAACAGCCGCGCCGCGCTCAAAACCCTTCAGGACACCAGCAAGAACATCTCAAGCTTCCAGAAGACGCGGGCCGAGCTGAAAAGCATTTCCCGCCAGTATGATGAAAGCACCGCCAAACTTGCCACGTTGCGGCTCCAGTTGGACGCCCAGCGCGGATCACAGCAGCAAATGGCCGGGCAGGTCAAGACCGCACGGGATGCATTCAAACTTCTGAGCGTTGAAATGGCCCGCACCAGCGCGCCAAGTGAAGCCCTGCACCGCACTTACCAACAGCAAAAGGCTGAACTGGAAAAACTCAATGCGCGCTACAACAGCAGCCAGTCATCGCTGCGCAGCTACAAACAGCAGATCAAAAACACCGAGCAGGCAAGCAAGAAACTGGGGGAGAAACAGACCTATCTGAAAGACAAGCTGGGCCGGGTCAAGACCACGCTGGAACGCGCGGGTATCGGCACTGCGCAGATGGCCACCCGCCAGCGCGCCCTGCGCGGCGAAATCGCCCAGACCAACACCCAGATTGAGCAACAGGCCCAACGCCTGAACAAACTCGCCGCCGCCCGCGAGCGCGCCGACAAAATGCACGCGGGCGGCCAGCGCCTGGTCGGCACCGGGCTGGGCATGGCTTACGGCGGTCGCCGCGTCCTGGGCAGCATGACCCGCAGCATTGCGCCCGGGCTTGAGTTTGACCGGACCATGTCCGAAGTGCAGGCGCTGGCTCGGCTGGACAAGGACAGCGAAGACATGCAACGCCTGCGCGCCGACGCCCGCGCCAAAGGGGCCAGCACGCTGTTTTCCGCGACCGAAGTCGGGCAGGGGCAGGCGTTTCTGGCCCGCGCCGGGTTTGACCCCGATGCGATTCTGGCGTCCACCCAAGCCATGCTGGACATCGCTCTGGCAGGCAAGCTGGACTTGTCCGCCGCAGCGGACATCACCACCAACATCAGCACCGCGTTCGGGATTGATTCCAAAGACACGGCGGCAATGGCGCAATTTGCCGACCAACTCGTGACCGGCTTCACCACCGCCAATGTCACCTTGGAAGATCTTGGCGAGACGATGAAATACTTTGCCCCGATTGCAAAAGCCGGGGGTGTGGATACCGCAACCAGCATTGCGATGGCGGGCATGCTGGGTAATGTCGGGATTCAGGGCAGCATGGCCGGAACCACCCTGCGCGAGATGACCTCACGCATGGCCTCCCTGCCCAAGCCCGCCCTGGACGCGTTGAAAGACCTGGGCGTCAAAACCAAGACCAAGGATGGGCAATTGCGCAATATCGTGGAGGTCATTGCCGAGATCGACGCGGCCTTCCAGAAGCGCGGCACCCAGAACGGGGACAAGCTGAAGTACCTCAATGAGATTTTCGGCAAGCGCGCCATGACCGGGATGTCGGATATGGTGGAAAAAATGGGCGATGGCAGCTTCCAGCAATATGCCGAGGTGGTCAGGAACAGCGAGGGCAATGCGCGCAAGGTGGCTGCCATCATGGGCGACAACCTCACCGGCGATCTGGATCAATTGCTGTCCGCCGCGCGGGATGTGAGTATCGGTCTGTTTGATGCGATGGACCCGGTGTTACGGGAACTGAGCCAATCCATAACCGGGTTGATTCGCAACATCGGACAGTGGATCAAGGACAACCCGCACCTGGCCAAAACCATCGGGCTGATCGCAGGTGGCGCAACGGCACTGGCGACGGCGCTGGGCGGAGTGGCGCTGGCGGGCGGGATCGGCGTGATGGCGTTTTCGCACCTGTACAAAGCGGCCGCGCTGCTTGGCAACAGCATGTCCGGTCTGGGTGGATTGCTGTCGGGTGCAGGCAATGCCGCACGCATGCTGCTACCGGTACTGGGTGGAATCAGCGCGCCAATGCTGGCCATTGGCGCGGCGGTCGCCGCCGTGGCCTTTGTGGTATGGAAATACTGGGAGCCGATCAAGGCGTTCATGATCGGCGTGTGGCAGGGATTGAGCGAAGCCATGCGGCCGGTGATGGCCGCCTTCGGCGAAGCGCTGGCCCCGCTGATTCCGCTGTGGGATCTGCTGGCATCAGGCATCAGTGCGGTGTGGGGCTGGATCAAGCAGTTGTTTGTTCCGTTTGAAGCCACCTCCGAGCAGTTGCAGGCCGCCACCGGCTACGGGCAGGCATTCGGCCGGGGGCTGGGCGAAATATTGACATGGTTGTTGAGGCCCCTGCGCGTGGCCGTGACTGCCATTGGCTGGGTCGCCAAACTGATCGGCTGGGTGGCGGGTGGTGTGATCGACCACTGGGACAGCATCAAACAGGCATTGTCATGGACGCCACTGGGGCTGATCGTGACGCACTGGGAGCCGATCAAGACGTTCCTGTCCGCGCTGTGGGATGTCGTGTGGGGCACGGCGGTCAGCGCCTGGGACTTGATTGTTGGCGTGATCAAGGGCGCGTGGGACGTGATTGAGGGCATCTTCACCGGAGATGCCGGGCGCGTCATGGACGGGCTCACCGGTATCTGGGAGAGCATCTGGACGTTCATGAGCGGATGGCAGGTCAAGATGTTTGAGTGGGGCAAGGACATGCTCAAGGGGCTTGTCAACGGCATTTTGAGCATGGACGGGGCGGTCAGCAATGCCCTGACCGGTGTACTTGGTGCCGCAGTGGGCTCGTTCACGAGCCTGCTCAAGATCAACAGCCCATCGCGCCTGTTTGCCGGGTTCGGCAACAGCACGATGGAGGGCTACGCGCTCGGCATCGTGCGCACCCACTTGCACCTTCAGCGACTGATCGCTGGCCAGCACCTTCACGCCGTTGAAGTCGGTCTGCGCCGACACGCGGTCGATTTCCGCCGTGCGCTGCTTGATTTCCGCCTGGATCGATTCCAGATCGGTCTTCGAGTTTGAACCATTGGCCGCCTGCACCGTCAACTCACGGATGCGCTGCAGGTTGTTGTTGATTTCGTTCAGCGCGCCTTCGGTGGTTTGCGCAATCGAGATCCCGTCGTTGGCGTTGCGCGCCGCCTGGGTCAGGCCGCGGATGCTGGCGGTGAAGCGGTTGGCAATGGCTTGGCC